CAATAAATATTTTACCAGAGGTAGAGAGGCATCTACGCATTTTGGTAGAACGTGGAAAGATCACAAGTGCGCAAGTTAAAAAATTGCACAATTACATATAACTAGGTAAAATTTAATAAAACTAGGAGTTACTATGAGCAACAACGCTAAGCCGATTGCTTTACAATCAGAGTTAGATCAAACTGTTAATTCATTTGAAGGGTTTTTGACTCCCGATAAGGAAGCACCAGAAGCACCAGAAGAAACAGTTGAGTTAGAAACATCCCAAGAAGATGTCGTGGAAACAGAAGTAGAAGCAGAAGCAGAAGAAGCAGAAGCAGAAATCGAAGTAGAAGATGATGTTGAGGAAGGGGAAGAAACAGAACAGTCTTTAGAAGAACAAACAGAAGTAGAGGAAGAACTACAACCTCCATCCTATGTCGTGAAAGTTGATGGCGTAGAGCAAGAGGTCACGTTAGATGAACTCCAAAACGGCTATTCTCGTCAGCAAGACTATACTCGCAAAACTCAAGAACTGGCACAACAACGTAAAAGTTTTGAAGATCAGCAATCAGAGTTAGCGAAAAAAGATGCTATTTACGCTCAGTTATTGCCTCAATTAGAGGCGAGTTTAAATGGTGAGTTGGAAAATGAGCCAGATTGGGGCGCACTGTATGAGTCTGATCCAATAGCTTATGTGCGTGAAAAAGACGTTTGGGAAGAAAAACGTAAGAAGTTAGATGCTGCTAGAGCTGAAAACAACAGGTTGCAAGAAGAAGCATCCCAGAAACAGCAAGAACAGATTCAAAAATTTGTTGAATACGGCAACCAACAACTTACAGAAAGAGTACCCGGATGGTCTGATGCAGAAAAATCTCAAAAGGAAAAAGCTGCAATCACAACATACGCAATTAATGACTTGGGGTTCACACCGCAAGAAATTAATCAGGTGATAGATTATAGAGTGTTACTTGGTTTAAGAGATGGGATGCTATACCGCAAACAAGTGGCAGCTTCCAAAAAGAAACCAACCCAAAAAGCAGCCGCAAGGGTAGCTAGACCTGGTACTTCCAATAAACCAAAGACAATGACTGCCGCGAAAAAAGCGCAAGCGAAATTAGCTAAATCTGGCAAAGTGCAAGATGCGGCTAAAGTCTTTGAACAATTTATTTAAAAGGTATTAAAAAATGGCTAAAGTAACAAACGCCTTTGACACATATACTGCTACTTCTGACAGAGAACAGTTGTCTGATATTATTTACAACATATCTCCAATGACTACGCCCTTTATGAGTTCTATTGGCAAAACTAATGTAAGAAACGTCCAGTTTGACTGGCAAACCGAAGCTCTACCAACTGCATCTGGAACAGGACAATTAGAAGGTTTTGAACTTTCTCGCTCTGCTTCAACTGCAACAGTTAGAGAAGCGAACTACTGTCAAATCAGTAGCCGTGATGCAACCGTAACTGGTACGCAAAACGCTTCTGACGCAGCGGGTAAAAAAACAGAAATGGCGCATCAACTAGCTGTTATGGCTAAGGCCTTAAAGAGGGACATGGAAACGGCCTTATGCTCTAAAGTTGCTAAAAATGCGGGCGCTGCTGCTACAGTTCGTCAAACTGGTGGATTTGAAACCTGGACGGAAACAAATGTATCGCGTGGTACTAATGGCGCGGGCGCTGGTAACGGTGCTGCCCCAACGGATGGTACACAACGTGCGTTTACTGAAACTATCCTAAAAGCAGTACAACAACTTTGCTTTGCAAATGGTGGTGAGCCTTCAATGTTGATTGTTGGCCCTCACGTTAAAGGTGTTGTATCTGGTTTTAGTGGCAGAACTTCTGTAACTCAAACTGTAGATGCTAATACAGTTGAAGCATCAGTAGCTATCTACGCGGGTGATTTTGGAGAACTGAAAGTAGTTCCTTCTAATTTCAGTCGTTCAAGATCGGCTCTATTTGTTGATCCTAACTATGCGAAAACTTGTTTCTTGAGAGATTTTGAAACTATCGACATCAGTACGATTGGCGATGCAGTTACGAAAATGCTTGTAGTTGAATTTGGCTTGGAAGTGTCAAATGAGAAAGCCCACGGAATCGCGGCTGACTTATCTACATCATAAGTTGTAGCAAGGGGGCGGTAATCGCCCCCTTTTTTTAACGGGTTTAAAGATGGCAAAAAGAACAATCATAGATTCAACATCTGGCTTAATTAGTGAGTTTGCCACAGAGGATGATAAAAACATCTACCATACCACACAAAACGTACAGCCCATATTGGATAGGGTGAAAGACCTATCTGACGGAAAACAAGGTTCAGAATTAAAGCACGTTGCCGAAGTACCTATGGTAATATATCAACAAGCAATACGAGAAGGTTGGGCTAACGACAAAAAGAAATGGAAAAAATGGCTCAACGATCCGGACAATAAATTATTTAGAATATGGCAAGGTAGAGTATGACTTACGATGAATTAAAAACGCAGATAGCCAATTACTTAAACAGAAGTGATTTAACCACACAAATTGATATTTTTATCGACACTACCGAAGCAGAATTAAACCGCAAGGTTAGAGATAAGGATATGATAAAAAGGGCTACGGCAACTGCCGATGCTCAATACTTAACTTTACCAACAGATTGGTTGGAATTAATTAATGTAGAAATTACATCAGGTGACTTTACACCTTTGTTCCAACAATCCATAGAATCATTAGATGTATTTAGAAGGGCGAATGATAATAGTTCAGGTCAACCAAAGTATTTTGCGATTGTTGACGGCACTCTGGAACTTTGCCCTACCCCTGACACTTCATATACATTACAATTAACTTATTACGGTAAAATCACCGCGTTAAGCGATTCGGACACCAGTAACTTTGTTTCAAATAACCATCCAGACGTTTATCTTTATGGCGCATTGAAACAAGCCTCTATTTATTTNATGGAAGATGATAGAGTACCAATGTTTGCCGCGCAGTTTGAATTGGCATTAGAAGAAATGCGTATGCAACAAGAACGAGCAGCGTTTGGTCAAGGTTCTTTAATACCAAGAAGTAGAACTTACGGCAAACCAAAAACAAAAACTTATGTTATGAAAAATTAGGAGTTAAAAGAAAATGGCTGGATTTACAGATTATTTAGAAGATAAAGTATTAGACCATGTATTTGGCGGTAGTGCTTACACAGCACCAGGCACTTTATATGTTGGTTTATTTACGGCAGCACCTTCTGATACTGGCGGTGGTACTGAATGTTCAGGTGGCTCATACGCAAGAAAAAGTATGGCGGCAATGACTGTATCAGGCACTTCACCAACTACAGCAACCAACGGATCAGCAGTAGAATTTGTAACTGCAACTGGTTCTTGGGGAACTGTTACTCATGTAGGGATTTTTGATGCTTCATCAAGCGGAAACTTAATGGCTTGGGCTGCGTTATCTGCATCAAAAGCAGTAGCTAGTGGTGATGTATTCAGATTTGATGCTGGTGATTTAGACGTTACATTGGCGTAATCAATGGCCTCTGTAGGCTATGGATATGGTGGTTACGGGAAGTCATTCTTTGGCGAACCTGTATTTGAATTTGGCGAAGCAACTCTAACGCAAACGTCAGGTGTTACCGCATCTGGCTCAATGACCTTTGCTGTATCTGCAACATCGTCACAAACATCAGGATTTACTGCTTCTGGTTATTTAGTTAAATCAGGCGCAAGCACCATAGCGCAAACATCTAGTGTTACCGCAACAGCCGAAGTGGTAAAACTAGGAATTGCGACAATGGCGCAGACTTCTGGCTTTACGGCTACTGGCAGACAAATAGATCGTGGTGCAGCTACGATTGCTCAAACTTCTGGATTCTCAGCTACCGCAGAAGTAGTCAAACTTGGTTCAGCCACTATTGCGCAAACATCTGGACTGAGCGCATCAGCGGCAATTGTTTTGGATGGTTCTGCATCTAGCGCACAAACTAGCGCGATGACGGCATCAGGTACGATTGTCTTACTTGGTGTGTCAACACTAGCGCAAACGTCAGCGATGACTGCTGTACCTGAAATTATTGCATCAGGAGAAGCAACCATTGAGCAGACAAGTGGAGTTACTGCGCATGGTAGTATAAAATATTACGGAGAAGCAACTATCGCACAAACATCTAGTGTTTCCGCGATTGGTGGCTTAAAATGGGAAGATGATACTGTAACGACAACCAATTATACGGATCAAACAGTAACGACAACAACTTGGACAGACCAAACTGATCCGTCAACGTCTTGGTCAGAAGCAGCTTAACATAGGATAGGAATATGGCAGATACAACAACTACGAATTTAAGTTTAACCAAACCAGAGGTAGGAGCAAGTACAGATACCTGGGGAACAAAACTTAATACTGATCTCGATACAATAGATGCAATTTTTAGTGCTACTGGTACAGCCGTCAACGTTAAATTTGCATCAGCAAACTTTGATGATAACGCNAAAGCTATCTTTGGAACTGGCGATGATTTAGAAATATATCACGATGGAAGTAATAGCTATATTAAGGATAGTGGTACTGGTGATCTTAGAATCGCATCTAATGATTTATATATTAAAAATGGTGCAGACACAGAAACCAAAGCATATTTTTTAGATAATGGTGCGGTTGGATTATATTATGATGATGCCGTTAAGTTTGCTACAACAAGTAGTGGCGTAGATGTTACAGGCACGATCAATGGCGTAGGTATATCTTCTAATATTACAAACTTTTCTAGTAGTATTCTTATTAGTAATGATGCTGGTACAGGTACTTTATCTACAGCTTCTAATAACACAGGTTTAGGTTGGGAAGTTTTTGATGACTTAACAAGTGGTGATGATAATACAGGTGTAGGCGCACAGGCATTAGCTAAACTTACAACAGGCTCAAACAACGTAGCAATAGGTTCTGAGGCTTTAGCAGCAAACACAACTGGATCAAGAAATGTTGCAATAGGTTACGCATCTTTAGACGCAGCTACCACAGCAGTTAATAATACGGCAGTAGGAAACTCCTCTTTAAGTGCAAACACTTCAGGTACATCTAATGCAGCTTTCGGTAGAAACGCTATGTTATCTAATACTGAAGGAAGCAATAATACAGCAGTTGGTATGGGTGCTTTAGACGCTAACACCACAGCCGATCACAACACAGCACTTGGTTTACAAGCTTTAGGAGCAAACACTACTGGC